ATGCTTATTTTCTACACCGTAAATCCCGAACCAGTATCTTTTCCGAAGGCATATATCCTCAAAGTTTTCAAGGATATAAATGATGAATCTCAATGTGTCAAAACTCTTTGCTTTCCTGTTTCACATCAAACTTTAAAACACAAAGCTGAAAACGCTGCAAACGAATGCGGAAGACTTTTAGTAAGGGATTTGATGAATGAGGAATATGGCCGTGAAAGCTTGGGAAGATAAAGCCGTGGCGGTGGGCGCAGACATGGCGGACGCGTCAGCGGACGGCAGGGCTGCGGCAACCACCGAAGGCTGCCCCCCTAGGCTAATAGGGGGGGAGCAAAATAAAACCCCTAATCCGAAGGGTGCGGAAAAATCGGAGAACCAAGATTTTGAGTTTGAATATTTCAGCCATTTCGTATCGGATGGAAAAGGCAAATTCATCGAAATACCGTTAAGAAGAGGAAGGGATGACGGCGCATTTATTGACCAAATCACTTTCACGATTCACGAAGACAGTTTACCGAAAGTAACAGGTAAAGGATTGGTTTCAGATACAGAATTTGTTGTGAAGTATAGCGAGCTGTTAGAAGAAATTTTAGGTTTTGGCATTACCCAAAAACTACCGTTCAAAGGAAAGTTTTTCTATAAAAGCTGTTACCAACTCGGCCCGGATAACGTCGAATATGGCAAGGTTCATTATGGTGGTCAGCGAGAAACAATGCTGGTTGAATTGAATGGTACAGGTTGTCAGGCTGCTATACCTGGTTGGGAAAACAGACTGTATGAGTTTTTAAGTAAGTGCATACGTCCAAAAATTACCCGTGTTGATGTCGCCCATGATTTTTTTAACGGCGAATACACACCCGATCAGGCATTACTTGATCATGATAACGGTCATTTTGACGTTCACAATATGAGACCAAAAAGCGAATGCCGAGGTACTGCATGGCGCAATGATGATGGTAGCGGCAAAACCTTTTATGTAGGTAAACGCGGAAATTCCAAATTTACCCGCGTTTATGAGAAAGGAAAACAATTTGGCGATGTCAACAGTCCTTGGGTAAGGTTTGAAACTGAATTTCGGGCAGGCGATATAGAAATTCCCTTAGATGTTTTGCTTTATACCGGTTCATATCTTGGTGGTGCTTATCCGATATGTACCGCAATATTCAAAACAGAAGCCAAGCGGATGGATGCAAAGACAGAAACAGTAAATCTATCTTTCGATCACAAACTGTTCCATGCGCGTAATCAGGTTGGAAAGATGGTTAATTTTCTCCGTGATATAGGTTGGGATGATACAAAAATTGTCGATGAACTTGTAAAAGGCATTGAAGGTTATCCCAAAGGTTTACAACCTGAACAATACGACTGTAGAGATCAGACACAAAAGATTCAATATATACACGAAGAGCAAAAAGCAATTGATGATTTGAACATGCAAACATTACTTGATGATTTGCTTGATGAGAAAGAAACCGCATTCCCACAAGATAGGGAAAAACAACACATTAAAGACATAGAACTCGAAGAGAAAATTATTTCAAATTTTTTAAACAGTAAAGGAAATTCAAATGTTTGAGCAAAGCCAAGTAACCACATATTCAGCAACCCTGTTGGGCGCAAAACAATTCAAAGGCGAAATCGACGGTAACAAAATCGATTCTTGCACAGTTTTGGTAGCCAGCCCCATGCCTTCAAACGGCAATGCCGTGGGCTTTACCGCGGCAAGCATGAAATTTGGCGATAGCCATAATTTTGAAAAGCTGAAAAATCTTAAATTCCCTTGCGCGGTTGATGTAACCGTCGCCATGGAATCAACAGGTAAAGGTCTTGTTCCAAAATTGCTGGATTTCCAAGTTAAAGGCGCAACGCCCAAAGCCTAAGAAAGGCTGAATCATGAGTAAGTATCAGCAAAAATTTATTGTTCAAGAACTCGAAAATCATGAATTCATCTATCCCGATCCATTCGGCGATATTGGCTTTACGCCCAATATTAAATCTGCCGGTCAATATGAAAGCTATGAAGATGCTTTCAGTTCGGCGATTGAAGAAATCGGCGGAGAATTTTTAATTTTCAGTTTTTATACAAAAGAAGATTAAGTTTAAGAGGCTCGGCGGGCGGTCTCTAAAACCTTCACATAGCCCGCAAACATATTTTTTAAACATTTCGTAAAGGAAAACATCATGAAATTGATGAACACTTGCCGTAAATACGGCGCAAAACTGGCCGTTGTTGCCGCTGCTCCTCTGGCTTTGGCTAATCAAGCATTGGCAGATACAAACTTGCTCGATACCGCCTCTACAGAAATTGGCGCTCTCAAAACAGGTATTGTCGCATTCGGCGTTGTTGTTGTAGGCATTGCGATTGCTATCGTGTCAATTGGTCTGGTTAAACGCGTGATCAATAAAGCATAAGGTTTGATATGGGATATCGAGTAGGCCAAATCTGTTATGGAACGCAGATAGAAGCTCAAAATCATGTGATGTCCCAAGTCATACCGACAATCGATAAAGACGGGGTGTTAAATCACCCTGTTTTTATTGGTTCGGCATGGGAATATCACGGAAATCAAGTAAAACTCAACTTTCCTCAGTGCAATAATCAAGATTTTTATGATCAGGGCAGAGAGTTGGGACAGTCTATGCTACTTGCTTTTATAGGTTTATTTATTGTCGTAGTTTGCTTAAAAGTCGTAAAACTGGCCAATATGCAAAATGACGAATAAAAGGGAAAAGGAAAAATGAATGATACCCGAAGTTTATTTTATTCTCGGCGTTTCGCCTTACGCAGTCGCCTGCTTGTGCTTGTATGTTTTGGCGCGCAAGTTTTAAGCCCGTTAACAGCGTTTGCAGAAGTCGGCCTTCCTCCCCCTGTACAACATCAAAACGCAGGCTTTCCGAGTGACCAAGCCTTGCAACGTCGCGGATACGATCCAAAAACAGGCATTTGGAAAGTTGATGTACAAAATAACGGCAAACCGACAGTAACTAAAAATGGCGGAAATATTAATGGTAGCCAAGGAAAAACCGTAACGGTTACAGGTCGCTATGGCGAAACTGGCACGATGAACACGACTGTTAATCAAAGAGTCGGTACAAGCGCGATTCAAAAAACTGCTACGGGTGTATGGGTTGGGTCATCGGCTGCAAATGCGTTAAGTAAAAATGGCTCATATGTAGCAACTCAATTAAGAGCTGGGAATTATCAGTCAGCGTTTGAAGGTTCAGTTCTTGCTTTAGGAGATTTCGGTAATAACTTATTTGGCGGATTGCCAGAATCCATTGTGAATTTAGGGCGCTCTTTAGGGTTAGTAAATAATCCATCACCGCAACAATTTAGAGATGCAGCAGAAAGATTTTATGCTGCCCAACGCGAAGCAGAAGCACAAGGCAACTATCAAAAAGCAGTAGCTGAAGCAGCAGCTAAAAAAGCAGCAGAAGCAGCACAAAAAGCGCAACAACAAGACCAACAGAAGAAAGAAGAACAAAAGAAAGACGAAGAAGCAAAAAAGAAAGGATTATTCAAGTATCAATTAATAGTAGAAGTTGATGGGTCATATCAAAACTATGTTATCTATGCTCGAGACGGTTATGGAATAAGTGGTTCTGATCGTAATACTTTAAACAATACGCCTCCATATATGCGCCAATTTGTATCATCCTACAATATTGATTTAGGTGGAGCATCCCCATCAAATATTAAAGTAAGTACTCCGTCTGATAGGCTTGTTTTTATTCGCTGGAAATCTTATAAAGAAGGCACAGTTCCCGAATCAGAAAAACAGAAAATTGCACAAAATGAAAGCCAAGTAAAACCTGAAGATTTCATGCTGACACAAAAAGAAATGTTAGACATTCTTAAACGTATGCTTGAAAACAATCAGACAAACCATGCCGAGTTGATGAACCAACTGGCAAAAATGGGCGTTATGAATCAATCTGCCGAGCCAAGCACATTTAGCCCTGATACAGCACTTAGTGCGCCATATACCCCTGAAGGCAGTAGCACCCCTCAACAAACAAGATTCAAAATGAATCAAGATGGTACTGTGGGCGTTGATTATGTGCCACGTCCAGATTTAAAGCCAAACAGTCCAGAAGCACCGAATAAGCCCGAAAAGACAACACCGAGCAGACAGGAGAGTCCAGACACGCCAAACGCACCAAATAGCCCTAATTCTCCCAATACTCCAAATGAGCCGAATAGTCCGAACACTCCTACGCCAAAACAGCAAGAAAATAACTTATGTTCGCTGTTTCCAAATATCGCAGCGTGTGCAGATTTGGGCAACGCAGAAGAAAAAGATCTAAACATTCCTCAAAACGATCAAGATATAGGTACTTTGAAACCGTTGGAACACTTTCAGACAGATGGCGTTTGTCCAAAGCCACAATCATTTGATTTTGGACTGTTCGGACGTTTTGAGATGGGTTATGACACAATTTGCGACATTGCCCGAAAAATCAGGCCAATTTTGGTTTTAATATGCATGATAAGTTGTAGCTGGGCGGCATGGTCGGCAGTCAAGGAGTTGTAACATGTGGAGTAAATTGTTAACTGCCGTATTGACAACCGTAGCAGGAAAAATCATGGCCGCATTTGGTCTGTCGTTTGTAACTTATGTAGGGGCAAACGAACTGCAACAGCAGTTATTAAGCTATGTAACAAATCAAATAGGCGGTATATCTGATGATGCCTTACAAATACTTTATATAACAGGCATGGGAGTGTGTCTTAATTGGATATTTGGCACTTTCGCATTTATTGCATCGCTTAAATCTTTTGCCAAACTCTCGGCAGTTATGTCAAAAAAATAAAACAGATAATTAAAAAGGAGATAAAAAATGTTGTATCTGATAACAGGCGTACCTGGTTCGGGCAAAACATTAAAAATGATCTCGGACTTGATGACAAGAGACGATTTAAAAAACCGTCCGCTTTATCTTGATGGAATTCCCGAAGTTGACGGCCAAATCATCCCCAATCTGCCGATCCCTGAAGGCGAAACCATGCAGACGTGGCACAAATGGGCACCTACTGGCGCGATCCTCGTGATTGATGAGTGTCAACGCGTATTCCGTCCACGCCCAAGCGGTTCAAAAGTCCCCGATTATGTCGCCGAACTTGAAACACACCGACATAAAGGCATAGACATTTTTTTATTGACACAACACCCACGGCTTATAGATGCCAACGTCAGAAGCCTGATAGGTCATCATTGCCATATCGGCAAAACCAGCCTAGGCGTTCGGCGTATGGTCGAATGGGAAAGATGTGCCAATCCCGAAGCAAACGGCGATATAGCAAACGGCGTTAAAAGCGTTTATAAACTCGATAAAAAAGCATTTGGCGTTTACAAATCGGCCGAAGAACACACAAAAATCAAAACCAAACGAAGTAAAGTGATATTTATTTTGCCTTTGGTTCTTATAGTAATTATATTCAGCATGTTTATTGCATATGGCAGTTATAAAGACATATCAAAACCGATAGAGGTCAAAAAAACAACCGAAACAGACAGTAACCAAACAGTACAAAACACACAAACGGCACAACCCCAAATTGAACAAAGCGGCCAATATCCCCAACAAGAGCCGAAAACAACCGAAAAAGAGGAAGAAAAGCCCTATATCACACAGCAAGACTACGAACCAAGAATAGCAGAGCGTCCCGAAACCGCCCCGATCTACGACAGCATGAACAAAGCCTTTAAAGCCATGCCGTGGCCGTCTGCCTGCATCAAATCCGAAAAAGGCTGTAACTGCTATACCGATCAAGGCACAAAAATAAAAGAGATCAGCAAAAAAACCTGTGTCCAATATGTAAATGACGGCCTGCCCTTTAACCCCTACAAGACAAAACAGCCCGAATCGGCGGCAACGGAAGCACCAAAGGCGCAGCACGAAACGCCTCAAGTCTTGACAATGGGTGGAAAGAGTCCGCAAAATTTGATGTATGACGGATACGAAGAAAAATCGTTAAGTAATCAAGGGGCAAAGGTTGGGATATGATTTTTGATATAGTAGTTGGTGGATTAATACTTTACGCCATAGTTCATTTGCATAAAAAATATGGAATGTCTATATTTAAAGTCTTTTTTAAAGAAGCTTTGATAGGTTTTTCAATAGCCCTTGTTTTAATTTTTGCAGTGTTAATATTTTTATAAATTAAACGCCCCTAATCCACCCACTTACTTGAACACAAGTCAGGGGGAGGACGTCCAGAAAGTTTTGTAAAGGCGCGTTTTTTGCCTTTATAAAACTTTTTGGATACCCCTTGACGCTAGCCCACCCAAAAACGCTATTAGCAAGGGTTGGGGCGGTTTTTTGCGCCAACCCCTGCCACATGGCGAATGTCGCCGAAGGCAAGCACACGATAAGCTTCAAGCCCTGAACGTGAAACCAGCATTTTCAGGGCTTGGCGTTTGACGAAACACCAAGTAAAGCCCACGACTTCGAAAGCACGGCCAAAGCCATAGCTTGTAAAAAAGATAGAAGCGTGGGCTTTCGTACATCTGAAGTTTGAACACTATCTAGGGCGCAACCCGAATTCATAAGGTAAAACACATGTACTTAGGCATAGACGTATCAAAACTCACAATAGATTGCTGTCTCATTTCAGACGGCCAAAACCATGAAAAGAGATTCAGCAACAACCCGAAAGGATTCCAACTACTTACAGACTGGCTAAAATTTCATCAAATGACTTCAGAGCTGCATTGCTGCTGCGAAGCCACCGGAACATATTACGAACCGCTAGCCCATTATTTACATCAGCATTACACCGTTACGGTCGAGAATCCGCGAAGAATAAAAGGGTATGCCATAGCCGAACTTCAACGAAGTAAAACCGACAAGCAAGATGCAAGACTAATCGCACAATACTGCCAAGACCGGAAACACAAACTGAAAGCATGGATACCGCCGGCACAAGAACAGAAACAGCTCCAAGAACTCGCCCGATATTTAGACCATCTCAAACAACAACGTGCGACCGAAACCACCAAACTGCACGAAGCACCCGACTACATTGCCCCGCATATCAAAATCACCATTGAAAATCTGAGCAGCCAAATCCGTGACATCAAAAAGCAACTGCTCCAGTTCTACAAGTCTCATCCCGATTACAATACGCAACGCAAACGCCTAAAGACCATTACGGGCATAGGGGAACAAAGCGCAGCAGTATTGCTTTCCGCCTACAAAAGACACCCTTTCTCCAACCAAAAGCAGTTTACTGCCTATCTCGGTTTAGACCCACGCAAAAACCAATCAGGAAGCAGCGTAAACGGCAAAAGCCGAATATCGAAAATCGGCAATGCCGACATCAGAAAAAGCCTGTATATGCCCGCCGTAGTTGCTTATCGCTGTAACGTCTTTTCCAGTTTCGTAAACAGATTAAAAGCCAAAGGAAAGCCCATAAAACTCATACTGATAGCCATCATGCGCAAACTTGCCGTGATAGCTTTCAACTTATTAAATAACGGTCAAGATTTTGAGCCGGAAAGATATAAATGA